TGCGAGGTTTTTTCTGGAGCAGCCTGGCTACTTTTTCGAAAAGAAGAATCAGAGGTGGAAATTATTAACGATATCAACAGCGATCTTGTGACGCTTTATCGACGGTGCCTTATATCCCCGCCCTCAACGACGGGGTTTTACGGCACTGTCGATGAACTCTCATTAATATCATTAACGAATAGGAGTTATATTTTTTGTCTCTGTTCCACATAATGCCTCTCGTTGTCGTCAAAGTCATATAAAAATTCCTGTGAGCTTATTGCTCGTAAATATTTGATAGCCGTTCCGAAATATGATTCCTTTAATTCAATTCCTATTGCACGCCTTCCAAGCTTTACAGCCATATATACCTCTGAACCGATGCCCATAAAAGGTGTAAATACAACTTCACCAAAATTAGAATATAGCTTTATACACCTTTCTATGGTTCCTAATTGTAGAGGGCATATATGTTTTTCATCTTCTGGTTCTCTTGCGTGATAAAATTGCAATGTGTCTGTCTCTTTGATGTCCGTCCAGATGCCGTGAGCCCACTGTATCCATTTTTCATTGTTAAGTTCTCCATTTTTTACAGGCTGAATTGGTGTTTTATTTTCACCTGGTTTTTTAAAAATTAATACCTGGTCAACCAGTGCTGGTCTTGAATGTGATGAATCTTTTTGCATCTGCACAAACAATAAGGCTTTTGATTTAACCCGTATAGCCTGGGCTTGGGGGTTTTTCTGTATAAAAATTCTTCCTGTAAAAATCCATCCACATTCTTCATGTAAAGCGATAACCTTTCCAGGAAAATCTTTTAAGCCGATGTATCCATCCCGATTTGCCAGTGCAGGTATATCTGATGTATGAACACACGATAATCGCCCTGGCCTTGTAATGCGTAATATATCTTCAACAATAAAACGATAATGTGTAAAAAATTCATCCCAATCTTTACAGTTTCCTAAATCTCTATAAGAATTAGAATATACAAACAAATCTGCAAACGGGGGGCTATATATACTCATATCAATAGAATTATCCTCAATTTCTTTTATTCTGATGCAAGAATCACCAAGCATAGCAGTCCATTTGTGATTTGTGACAGTATCTTCTTTATAATCGTCTTTATGAACGTCTACCCCTTGTATTTCTCCTTTTTCATAATTTTTTAGTAATGAAATCATCTTCTCTTTTAACCTCCAAGCCTGATTATCTTTTCGTTTAATATTTTCTAAAACTTCTCTCTCATATTCCGAAAGTATGACATAACAATTCACAGGATTTTTTTGCCCAAATCTCCATTCTCTTCTAATTGCCTGATAATATGTTTCCCATGAGTCATTAATGCCGAAAAAGACCATAGTATTAGCATTTTGAAAGTTCATACCAAAACCGCCTATCTTGGGTTTAGTAATCAGCACCTTGTATTTGCCATCCTGAAAATCCTCAAAAGATTTTGCCTTACCTTCTGGAGAGTCTGACCCCTTAACCTCTATTGCAATATCGCCAAAATACTTTTTTAAAGCAGCACTTTCTTTGTCAAGCCCGCACCATACAATCAATTGCCCGTCAAATGATATTTTCTTTAATCCTTCTAATTTTTGTTCAATTGTCTGCGTTCTAACCTGTAATCTATCCTCTATGCCTGACAGACCGATAAAGAACAATTTATCTTCTGGTTTGTAATTGGTTTCAACAAAAATTGTTTTTATATTCAACGGCGGTAGATTGAAGCCTCCATCTTCATAGCTAAGGTCGGATGGTTTTGTCATTACAATAGCCCAGTTAGACAGCCATTTAAAAAATGCATCTTCAGCATGATGTTTTAATCTCCATTCCTGACCGCCTTTATTACTTCCTTTTTTTATGATTGTTTTACCACCGATGATATCGGTATGTTCTTTATTGGCATTGATAAAAAACGTTGCAAGCATTTCTTGCATGGTGCATACATTTAAAAATTCTGCATGGTTCCCAAGTTCGATATAATCATTGGGGGCAGGGGTAGCGGTGCAACACAATTTATATGGGATATGTCTGAATTTGTGGATTAATTTTTGTCTGATTTTCCCCGAGATTGATTTAATAATAGACGATTCATCAAGGATAATAGCTTCTATCTGTGTATTGTCAAAGCTATCTATCATTTCGTAATTTGTGATATTTATGCCCTCCTCTGTAAGCTCATCTTGAGACCTCACATAAGCAACATCAATGTTAATCTTTTTGCCTTCCCTGATTGTCTGTCTTGCAACAGATAAGGGGGCAAAAATTAAAGTAGGTTTGCCAATTATTCTTGCCCATTCAAGTTGTATAAATGTTTTTCCCAGACCCGTATCAAGAAAAACAGCACATCTACCTTTTTTAACAGCCCATCGGACAATATCTCTCTGAAAAGGAAACAGAACAGGATTGATTATTTCATTGTTTACATCAAAACCAACAGGTTTAATTATTAATTCTTTCTGCTTAAGGAATTCCTGATAACCCTTTTTCATTTCATCCCCCACAATATAGCTGTTGTAATCCCACAAGCACTTAGCCAATAAAGAGCCTTCGGGTAATCTCTCTCAATAAGGCACGCTATAGTAATAACTCCATACGCCGCCAGCAACGCCTTCATCATCCATGTGCTAATCATCATCTACCTCCATATACCCCATAATAATTTCTAATGTTTTTATCGCCAAAATAAGGATGCTAAGGATAAAAAGCAACACAGTGTAAATTGGCCACCAACCCATATGTATATTTTTATTGTTATGCTGGGGTCTCATCCCTTCACCAGCTACCCTTTTCCCACCTATCACATACATGGTCATCTTGGACAACATATCGGTTGCTGTTTTCCAATCCGATGATAGCACACCTATGGCCGTGTCCAATCATATTGCCGCCACAACCCTTAATCTCTATTAATTGCTTATGCTTACAAAACTTGCAGCGTTTGAAGCGGCTACCCTCAGCGGCTATAATTGATTTGCGATAATGATTAATCTGCTTGGATTTAGTCATTTCATTACTCCACTATCAGCTTGACACCAGGGATGTGAAAGGATTCTTTTAATGCCCTTGCCCTGGCATTTAATGCCGTTTCATTGGCAAGCACCAAATCATATTGTTGCGTGGATACGGCGTATTTAAGCAGAGCAGGCAAATCAAACACCTGTGCCTTGTACCTTTTTGTAAACATTCTGTTATCTACTTTAGGAATATCAGCTTTGATTACAACGGTCGGTGTTATAATAGGTTCATCTAATATGGCTTCAGCTTCTTCTTTATTCCCTTCGGCTTCGGCAAGCAACGCTTCTGCAAGCCTGCGCTCTTCCTCCTGTTTGCGGGCTATCTCCTGCAAACGTCTTTCTTCTTCACGTCTTAGCCGTTCAATTTCGTCCATATATTTTCTGATAGATGATTTTAAAATGGTTTCACCCTCTTTTAACGGTGCTTCGGCTTTATCCCATTGCGCTTTAATTGCCTTATGTGCTTCGAAGGCCTTCTGAGCAAGGGGCTTGAATGTTGCCTCAACCTCTTTTCTTAACGCCTTGATATCCAATAATAATCCGTTTGCCATCTCCATACTTTCGTTATCCACAACAGCTATGCTCTTGGCCTTTTCCGGGATAGCCATTGTCTTTACTTCTACGTCCCTCTGTGTATCCAATTCATATATTGCTGCTGATTGTTCCATTCTTCTCCCTCCACTTATATAATGTTAGGCAGGCAAGCCATACGTTTGCATCTTGCCTGTCCTTAAATCTCTCTAATCTATATGTCCCTGTATCATGCAGATACAGCCCATAGCGGTTAAATATCTCACTTCCAAAGCATAGGGCATAAGCTGCTAACTGTATCCCGTGCCATTTTGCCGGTTGGCCTGTTTTGATATCAATTAGTGACCTGATTTTATCGTTCGGGAATATCCCCGTTCTGTCCAATGTTCCGATGTAGCCGTATGTTGCGTTGTAAACGATTTTCTCGATGTCGTTAATGCAAAACCCTGTATCTTGTTTAAAACGCTTGTACGCTTCAACGTAGGGGGTCAGAACAGGGTCAAGGGACGACTCGTCCAGATCATCCCTGTCTAATAGCTCCGTAGCCTGGTGGACATATGTCCCCCTTGTCGTTGCCCCCTCGGTAAACCATGTGGTGTC